TTTTTTTTTAGAAGCTGAATAAATAAGAAGTTAAAATGCAGCTTCTACAGCCACCAACTAATACAAACACGCACCTGTTTGCTTGTTCTCCAAATCATGAACAAATGACTCGAATGATTGAGACAACCATCCTCCTGGAATGCCGCGTTGCTTCAATTGGCTCTTAAATTCACAAAGAGAATTCTCACCATGATGCGACATAAAACGTAGAACATTCAGTATTCTTTGCTGAATATCTCCGGAGTCACCTACGCACGACTTAGGTGCGTAGCAAAGTTCTTTATATATGTCACATTTGGGAATTGGAGCCAAAGTGACACGATTGTGCTCGATGAAAGGACATTTCAAAAATGTTATTTCATCAAAGTTAATATAATCGGGAATAACACCCGTTTTGAGAGCATCAGTAATAGTATACCCATAACAATTCAAAATTTCACAAATTGTAGGACCATTATAATACTCAAGAGCGCTGCGTTTAACAGTCATGGCAATATCATCACCATACGTAAGCATACGCACATCGCGATCAAAATTAACCATATTTGGTTGTAGTCCCTTAGTAGCTCGAGCAATGCAATATGCAGTACTCATAATATAATAATTACAAACTGAATTAAAAACATCAGTAAATGGATTCCCACTTTTATTTCCTTGACTAGATTGGAAAAAGTATGGTCCCATAATGTGATTAGCGTCACGCAGAATACGCGTTAAACATTTACGCGCCATGTGTTCCTGAACTGGCGCACCCTTATAAAAAGCACCAACAAAATCATCAAAGAATTGAAAAGCATCTGCATTAACGCTCCCATCAAAATTTTTATAATCAAAAGCATGTCCAACATCAGAATTCTTTAAGAATTCTTTTCGATATTCATTCCAAACAACCTCTTTATCAGCACCAATTCCATGATAAAAAGTGAAACCAGACCTAGTTTTAAAATAATCAAGAAAAGCACCAAAATACTTACGTACAAGAATAGTGTATTCCAATCCTGGTTGCTCAAAAACTCGAGTCTTACAGTCACGAACTTTTTCAATTTTACGCAATTCATCTTTGTTACTACTTATCCAAAAGGTAGTAAAACAAGTGCCGGATCGAATAAGCTTTTCACAATGATCTAACCTCTGAACAAAAGACATATTCCAAATAGGAACAATATGTTGCTTAGCTTTATCTGAGAAAACGCGCCTTATTGGCAAATTTTCACCAGAAACAGGATCAATTTCTTGAGGTAATTCAAGGAAGAAATCCTTCTTTCCATCACGAAAACCAAATTGAGACCAATAACCACATCCAGTATTATATTGCAAATTATTCATAATATCATTACCATTAATGGCAACATCTACACTATACACACTAACATCTCTCACTTCAGATAGCTTATTAACGTAGTGATCTAGTACAGTGTTATGTATATTTCCATTCATGGCAAAAATAGCTTGAGCATCATATTTCTGAGAATTAGTAATGAGAGGATGTTTATTCCCAATTGGTTTAAGGGCAGCAGGAATCATAGGACAATCCCAATCTTGATGTTTAAGAAGATGCCCATTATACTTAAGTGGTTTCAAGTTAGATTCAGTTGGTGCATGATGCTTCAAATCAACGCCATTACAAGTAACATTAGAATAAAGAGCATTAGGAGAAGTCCAATATTTAGAAGTAGCAAGTGTACAATTAAGTTCAACATCCTCATGCCCAATATGTGTAGTTTGAAATTGTTTACTAATTTCAATTAAATGTTCATAAATAAGAGGAACACATCCAGGTCCCTTACTAGACAAAATGGCATGTATGCCAATAAGAGGACGCTCGTGTCTGAAAGCACTAAGAAGATAAGGCCTACCACAATCACCAGCCTGAGTCCTTTCTTGAGTATCTATCTCATAAAAGACACCCTGAACATTTGAATACTTAACAAGACGCGTTACTTGCCCATTAATATCATTACTATTATGATAAGTTCCAGAACCTCCTTTAATATAACAATCCCACGAATAAAAAGGTGTATCATCACGCCGAGCTACAAATTTCTTAATATCGCGAATACGCGGAAAAGGAACACGCAAATGGACGAAACACAAATCACTGTTTTCGCCATTATTCTTAACGTTAACACAAAAATTTTTCTCTAGTCGAATAGCAGTATAATCACAAATACCATTATGTCTTCGGTTTATTCCAACAGTACACGTTACTTCTTCTGACCACTTA